ATGAAGACACCCATCTTGCTGTCGCCAGTCGTGGCTGAACCCGTGTTCAGAACAAGCTGGGCATTCGTGCCAAACGAGTTAGCACGCGACAGGTACGCAGGCAGAAGACCGCCCGTCGTGCTGTCAGCGACGTTGCTCGTCACGTTCACGACCTTGAACAGAGCGTTCGGGTCATCGCAAACGAAAGCCGAGATGTCGTCCGCCGCAACGCTACCGGGGTAGTACTGCGAGAACAGCTTCTGCTTAGTGGTCGGGTTGGTGTACGAGCAACCGAGGAACACGCCAATAACACCAGCCAGCGGCGAGGCGTCAGCCTGCAGCGTCGTGATGATGACATTTCCCGAAGAGTTCAACTGAACGACATCGCCGTTATAGATGGCAGTGCCGTAGTTGTTCCCAATCGGAATCTGTCGAGTAGAACCCGCAAACGGCAGTCCACCGATCAGATTGATCGGCTTCAGGCCATAAGGGGCATCAACAGTGGGATAAGCCATTTGATACTCCTAAAATTAAAATTACTTGCCTTTACCGAACGAGGTCGTGGAACGCCGTTCATTGAACAGCGGCATCCGCTCGTCGCTCAGCCTCATAAAGCTGTTGTCCACAGAGTTCACCTGAGATTGAGCCTGCTTCGCGTAGAACGAATCACGCTGTTTCATAATCTCAGCCGGTGCCTTGCAGAGCAGCAGCCCGCCAATCTCAATGTTGCCCTTAAAGCGGCTATTGGGATCAGCCTGCATCATCAGACTGGGCTGGTCTTCGGCCTTCACAGGCTCCCAACCTTCCCGGAATTTTGCAGACGTATTAGAGGGGTCAGCCTGACCCATAATACTTGTCCGAATCCAGCGAAATACCCACCCTTCCTGCGGCTCCGGTTCAGGGAGTGTCTGGGGCGGTACCCACTGTTGTTTGCGTTGCGCGGATTCCCGGTTTTCGAGTTCACGTGCTAAACGATTCTCAGCCATTTGCGTTCTCCAGCTTAAGTTTCTCACGGGCGTATGCTTCAGGGGTCAAACCAAGGCGTTTAGCTATGGCAGCTTCCGTAGAAGTCAAACGGATCTGACGTGGCGCGGTAGACCGCGTAGCTGGCGCAACAACTGACGACTTGCGGGTCACGGGCCTGTCTTCCCGTTCCTCCGTTTGAGTAAACTCTTCCTCAAATTTCTCTGGGAAGCGTCTCCTCATTGTAGTATCCACCTGTCGGTAGTAGTCGTCGCTGCGTGGATCGACCCCCGACCTGACCAGTTTTTCGTGCAGACCAAGAGCGAGGGCGGTCATCTCCTCATCTGCCCCAAACCAAGTATTTTTCTGGCGCCAAGCTTCTGCTTTGCGGTCAGGCTGTACCTGCTGGGGGGCATACTGTGTCTGTTGTGGTCTAGCTTCTACACTAGTTTCAGTGTCTTGTAAAGTCGGTCTAAACTTTTGATATTCCTTAAGTTTGATCTTGGCGTCCGTCAGGGCTTCCTGAGCGTTTGCAATGAGTTCGGCATCCCCCGACTCGTATGCGCGCTTAAGATGGTCCTTGGCCGTAGCCATTTCGTTGGTAGCAGACTTGGTAACTTCAGCGATTAGCACCTTCTCGCCAGTGCCAAGTCGTTGTTTTAGATGCTTATTCTCTTCATGAATACGCTGGGCAAATACAAGGGCTTCCTCCCTCTCACGGGCGGCGCGCTCCTTCTCCCGGCGCTCGTCGTGCCAGACTTTCTTCATCTGACCAAGACGCTTCTTGACCTTCTCGGAATACTCGTCCAGATCGTCCTTATCCAGTTCCTCCACAATATCTTTTGGCAGTGGGGCCCGGTTACGATCTTCCGGCGGAGTATCGTCTACGACCTCTACTTTAAGGTCATCTTCCTTTGGTGGGGCTTCCTGTTTAACTTCATCAGGAAACTTGAATTCTTCCGTATGAGCCATCTAAATCTCCTTAGCCTGCGCGACGGATACCACGGGGATCATCAACCACCGCTTCAACCGTATCGTCGTTAATGATGCGCCACTCGGTACCATGAATCAGTACGCGAGTACCTGCGTATGCACGGGTGATAATGAAGTCGCCGATCTTGCACCACGGCCCATTCGGGAACCGGGTCTTGTCGGTGTACGCCATATCGCCCATCTTTGCTACGTACAGAACCATAGTGGTCTGCGACTCGACCCGCATGGTCTCGTCCGCTTTAATCAAACCGCTATCGCCATACGTATCTTCGATCTTCGGAACCATGCACAGCAGACGGAACCCAGACGGATCTGGAATCTGCTTTGCCTTACGCTCCGCTTCCTTCTTGGTTTCATCAACCAAAACATTACTCATCATCGTTCTCCCTACGTTTTGCAAGGTCTTTGATTAGATCTTTCGCGTAGTTAAGACCCTGAATAACTCCGCAAAGCCTGTGATACTCATCCGGCGTAGCCCGGCCAGACACAATGCTGCCCGTAGCTCGTTCGCGCTGTTCGTCTAGATGCCTGAGCAAATAGTCAAACGCGGAATTGTCTTCATTCACTCAATTACTCCTTCGTCGCCTGTGGGGGTCTCTGCACTGGGCTTCGCCTGCTCTCGCTGATGCTCAAGCGTCGCCGCGTGTTTCACGATGTCTAGGGCACGGCCAGCCTGCTCGTGCTGCTTATCCGCCCTGTGTTTGGCTACTTGCGCGCCAAGTTTTGCACCTTCGACCCGCTGCTTAGCACTAAGCTCGGTCTTACGGTGTTCGATCTCCTGCGCCTTGACGGCGGCATCCAGCGCATCCTTCTGCCTCTGGCGGGCAATCTCGGCCTGCTGGATCTGGACTTCCATCTCAAACTGCTGCTGCTTCATCTGCAACTCAGCCTGCTTGTTCTGGGCGTCCATCTGGACTTGCTGCTGTTTGATCTGGACTTCCTGCTGCTTAAGCTGAAGTTCCATCTGCTGCATCTGAAGCACTGGATCCTGTTGCTGCTGGGCAATCTGCTGGGCCTGCGCCTCCTGCATGTCCTTCTGCAACAACTGCGCAGCGGCCTGAGCGGCAAGCTGCGATACCTGAACCTCGACGTTTTCGGGGATGTAGTTCTCGTCATCCGGATCTTCTGTATCCGGCGGCGGAGGCAGCGCGGCCCCAAGCTGCTTCTCAATATCCTTGCGGTACTGGAACGCGATATGCTCCATCAGGTGGGCCTGCAGAGCGCCCATGATGGCCTGAGCCTGCGGGTTCTGCCCAATAGTCTGGGCAAGCTTTGGATCCTGCATCATCGCCATATGCACACCAATATGCGCCTCGTGGTCCTGATACATGAACGCCTTAACCGGCTTGCCAGTCATCACATTCATGTTCTCAGTCACGGGGTCAACCGGACGCATCTCATCCTTCATCGGGATGATCTTGGTAGCGTTCTTGACGCCCAGAGTCTCAATCATCTGCCGGTGCAGGAACTGCAGGTCATAAATCTGCGGAGCCGACTGCGCCAACTGGATCACAGCCTGATACTGGATAACCCGCTGCGCCATAGTGCTGGCGTTGGGGTCCGATACCGGCAACACATCCACGCAGTCATAGTCCGCCCGCTTGGCCCCACGATCCCCCACTTCAGGGTCATAGTCGTAGTCCGCCGGGGTGTTGTCGCGGATGATGATCGCAAGGAGCTTGAACTCCTGCTTCATGGTGTAGTGGATGCGAGCCTGAATAGCCGACATCACCTTCAGCACGCGCTCAAGGATCGCCAGCGTCGTGCCCACCGGGGCCTGCGCCGACATGTCAGACACGTTCAGATCAGCCGTAGCAGCGAACTGCCGACCGTCAGCAACCACCTTATCCATCAGAACCATAAGCGTCTGGCTTGGTTCCTTGTACGGAAGCGGCAGGATGTTGTCGCGGATCGACCCACTAGGCACGTCAACGTCGCGGAACTCGCCCGGAGCGATGGGCGTATCGTCGCCCTTAACACGCAGCCCGCGTGACTTCAGACCGCCCGGAAGATTAGCGAGCGTACCCGCGTCAATAAGCTGACGAAGGAGCGAAGTAGCCGTATGTGTGTGGCCACCGATAAGGTGGATGAGGCCAAAGTAGTAGAAGCCGAAGCCGGGGATGTAGCCGTAGTGGACAAAGTGCTGGCGACGGTTTTTGAGCGGGTCGTCTTCGAGCCAGTTGCGCCGGATGGCGAGGATCGTGCCGGTGCCTTTTTCGACCGTGACGACGTACGGGAGCGCGATGCCCGTGGGGTTACCTTCTTTATCGACATCTTCGTATCCTTCTAGATCCAGATTGACATGCATCTCAAGTAGCTGGAAACGGTTGTCGATAGAGGTCTGGAAACCCTGCTCGCGGGCCTTTTCCTTCTCAACTTCATCCATGACATGAACCGGATCGCCCAGATCCACGTCCCGGTAGAACCCGGCGACCTGCAACTTGCGCAGTTCATTCTTGGTCTTGCGCATACGATGCGTAATGCGCTCAGCCGTCTCAATGTTTGCCGCACCATACGGCACAACCACATCCTCGGCGGGGATAAACACAGCAACCTGCCGCTCCAGCGACGGGTCGTAATAGATTTTCTTGAACGCATTACCCGACAGGGCCACTGCGATCAGCAGCCGCTCGTGTTCTGGGCGGTACTCCTGCATGCGCTCGGTCAGTTCGTAGTTCATATCCGCTTCAACACGGGTAGCGGACTTCTTTTTCTCCGGCGTTTCCTTGCCGATGATGACCGTACGCACTGGGCCTGCGGCGGGGAAGGTCTCCATAATCATTTCAGACTGGAACTTGACCGCGCTTTCCATCAGCAGGGGGTGAAATACGCCCGATGCGCCCGGCCACGGCTCAGTCCGTGACTCATATTGCAGGCCAAGCAGCTTCAAACCCTTGACATAGATGTCCAACCATTCCTTTCTGGAGGACAAATCGGCGTCATAGTCGCCCAGCAGGTCACCTGCCAGCATCTGAAGCTCGCCTTCTGACATATTTTCAGCCAGATTAGAGTCAAATTCAGGCTCAACCTGCTCTATACTGGCGTCAAAGCCCTCTCCAGAGATATGTATAGCCTCCGGATCAACGATTTCTACGCTGATTGGCTCCGCTTCCGGGAGAGAACCGAGCCCAACCGGGGCCGGGTTAACTGATTTATCCATTGCCATCTAAAATTCCCCTAATAATAACTTTCCATACGCGCCCTAGCGGACCTGAACAGCGGAGGCGGCTCTTTCTCATCACTTGGCAGCTTAATAAAGCCACCCTGACGGAACCGCATCAGTGCTAGGGATGTGGAGTCAACCAAGTCGTCGTTAGTACCGGATGGAAAATCATTACATTCCTCAATGACTTCCCGTGCCCACCGCATGTCCGGGGCCCAGACTATACCCGATGCAAATAAATCTGTTATAGAGTTGACCCGACTGATCTTGTCCTGCCCCTTGCCGGGGGTGAACTCCATAATCGGCAGGCCCATGCGACGCATTTCCTGATACAGCGCCGCACCGTTGGACTTCTTTTCTACGATGAAGCTGTCGGGCTTCCACTCGTTGTACTCTTCCAGCACCAGCTTCTTGAGGTCTGGGTACTCCATGCGCTTCTTGATGGCGTTGAGCAGGATGACGTTGTGGGATTTAGTCTGCTCATTGAAGAACACACCCCACGTGGTCAGCGCGTTGTAGTCCGAGCGGTTGGTTTTTTCCTGCGCCGCGTCGAGGCTCATGATGATAAAGTCGCAGTGGGGCGGGTCTTCCTTCTCCCATATCTGCCACCACTCTCGCTTGATGAGCGCACCCTCTTCCGAGGTGGGCTGCTGCATGTACTGGGCCTGCCAGTACCGGGGGTCCATACCAGCCTTCTTAGCTAGCAACTCCTCCAACGCCCAGAACTGGGGCCAGAGCGGCTTATCATTCAGAATGGCAGGGAACTCAACGACTTCCCACTCATCGGCGTCGTCGTTCTTGGCCATGTGGTCGATGATCTTACCGGTCAAGTCCAGCTTGCTCCACCGGGTCATGACGACGATGATCGCGCCGCCCGGCATCAGTCGCTGGATCGGACCTGACTGGAACCACTCCCACGCCGGTTCAAACACGTCGGCACGGCCCTGCTTAGCTTCCTGCTCAGAATGTGGATCGTCGATGATAAATAGATCAGCGCCGCGACCAGCGAGAGCGCCACCCACACCAATAGCGAAATACTCACCACCAAAGTTAGTGCCCCAACGGCTCGCAGACTTTGAGTCAGCTTGGAGTTCCACCTTGGAGAATATGTCACGGTACGAGTCACTCCCTACCAAGTTACGAACGCGACGACCGAAATTCACCGCCAGATCCGCAGTGTGGGAGGCCATGATGACCTTCTTCTGCGGGTACTTCCCAAGAAACCAAGCCGGGGCTAGGTAAGAAATCATCTCGCTCTTGCCATGACG